ACACAGCAAAGACGACATTTGGGGAGGACTTGGTTCACTCCGATTGTATATGGCAGTACAACACAAAGAATTCCTAAACAGAATGTTATTGGCAGACGTTGAAGGAACAGTTACAGGATCAGGTACTAACGCAGGTACAGCAGACTTTGAATCACTAGACCGAATTGTGTCAAGTGGTGCAGAGGAAGATGCTCTAGGAGCAAGTACAACTGGTTATTATGATCCATGGGCTGCAAACGCAACTATCGACAGAGATAGTGGCACTGACTTCGACTCAACTGTGGAATCAGCTTCAGGTACAATAGGTACCAATGGCGTACTTACCGATGATACACTACGAACTTTCTTACGAAAGATACGTATTGCAGCAGGTAAAGATCCAAACGTATTCCTCGGTTCTCACGAAGTTTATTCTGAGATACAAGGCTTATACATGCCTTCAGTCCGTATTCCAAATCCATACGGTGAAAGCTTAGTACAAGTTGATGTAAACGGAATTCAAACATTCAAAGGAACAGGTGTCGGAATCCACGTAGACTCCATTTATGGAATACCATTCATCCCAAGCAAGGATGCACCAAGCGACTCTGGAGATTCTTCAGAAATCGGAAGATTATTCGCATTGGACACATCAGACGCTGAAGGTTATGGTTACCCAAGAATCGGAATCCAAATCGCAATTCCAACAGAATACTATGAAGCAACAAGAAGATCACCAGGCTATCCATTCGTGAACAACGCATTCGTTGAGAAAGGTGTGTTCAGGACAATGGGAGAGACTGTGTGCAGACACTTCAAATCACAAGGCAAAATCAGAGATATCAAACTCTAGAAAAAAATACCTTTTTCTTTTTTTTTTAAACTTTATATATGTGTGCCCCTACAATTTTGTAATGGCAGTTACAATCAGTACATCAGATTGGACAAACGCTAACGTGAGAAAAACACTCTCATGGCAAGCAGCTTTGACATCAAAGTTGCGAGTGTATAAAGTCAAGGTCACAGCAGGTGGCTCTGATGCATATGCGACCAACGGAGTGGCAGCTGACTTGAAAGAGCAGAGAATATCTACACTAGTTGCAGTGATTCCAGAGTTTACGGATTCAACATACAAGGTAGAATATGACAAAACCAACGAAAAGATTAAACTCTATACAGTTGGTGGCTCAGCAGGGGCTGTTTTCGTAGAATTAGCAAACACTACAACTATCGCAAACAAGATATTTGAGTTTCTAGTCATAGGCTACTAGAGTCCAAAAAGCCAATTTTTTTTCTTTTTAGTCTTAAAGTTTATATATGACACACATTAAGAATATCCATGGTAGAACTAAACCATAATGTTGCAAATATCAACGCTGATGGATTAATCAAAGGATCACATGGAGTTGTAGTTGCTGTTAAAGTGATGAAAGCTGGATCCAGTGGTGCAAAGATTGTCTTAAAAAATGGAATAGATACCAATGCAGCAGCAGAATTTACTGTATACGGAGAGAATGTTCAAGATTTAGGTGCAATTCACCGAAGATTTGAAGCAGGAATATATGCAGATGTAACAGGCTCAGCAGAGTATTTGGTTGTCTTTAAGTAAATTTAAATACAATATAAGTTTATTAGTTTTATGGCTACGACCTATTGTACAGTGGAAGATGTATCAGATTTTCTCAGAATCCCCATTACTCCTACTACTACTCCTAATAAAGCACAAGTTGAAAAAATAATAAAAAGAAAGGAAGATGAGATAGACAGAAGGATTGGACATGCTTGGAGATCAAGAACCAAAACAAAAGAACTTCATGACTTACCATTACTTTATACTTTTGGTTGGGGTACTCCAATATTTCTACAACATAGAAACATCTATGATTTTGATGCAGACGAGGGAGATAAGATAGAGATATGGCAGGGTGCTTCTGCAACATGGGAGAATATACTTGGTAATGGACAGTGGTATGACGCTAATTATGAAAGAGGAACTTTACATCTTAGAGGTTTTATATTTTCAATTTTAAGAAAAAACAGAGTAAGAGTAACTTATAGGTTTGGTGGAGAAGGTTATGCAGGTGATACAACTATCCCATATGACGTAGAAGATGCATGTGTTAAACTAACTGCACTCGATATTCTCAATACAAGTCTAAGAATGGACAGACTTCCAATAGGTGGAAGTGGTTTAGATCTTCAACAAATGAAGAAAGATCTACGTCAAGATATTGAGAAATTTGTAGACAATCGTAGAGAAGTATTTATCGTACCTTAGATGGCAGGAACTAGTCTTGGTAGTTTAAAGGGTTGGGGAACAAGACTCATACGTAAAAAAAACCCTGAATTAACTTTTGATATGGCTGTTGGAATTTTAATTGAAAAATATAAAATTAAATCAGCAAATGATTTAAGAGAAGCTTTGATTAATGAGTTTGGTGTTAATCCAGAATCAAACTTTCTAAAAAATATATCTGTTGATGCATATGGTGAACCTGACTTTAAAGAATTACATGAAGGGGAAGATGGTGAAACATTTTTTCAAATAGAATCATATGAGGTTCCACCAGGAACTTGGGTTAATAGAGATGCAATAAAATCATGGATAAGAACAAAAGGTATAACACCTAAAGACTCTCAAATAAGAGGTGATTATAAAACAAAAGGAGAAACAATGAGTTTTGAAAAATTCAGTCAGAGAAGTGAAATTGATTGGAGTGATGAAGCTAACGCAAAAAGAATTGATCGTTTGGCATATCTAATTGCAAGAAAATGGCATAAGGAGGGATACACTGCACAAATGAGGGTTCAACTTGATGATAAAGGTAATGAAATTGAATATAGAAATAAACATGCCCCACATTATATCCTAGATAAATATGGAAATATTGAGACGATTGAGAAAGTATAATATACTTAAATACATGTTAGAAATATAATATATATGGCTACTGCCCTATATGACTCTGTAGATGATGTGATAGATTTAATCCAAACCAAGTGGAATACAGGAAGTACTGATGGTGGACGTATGCCAAGGGTAGTAAGAATATGGGATGAAAAAACAACTGGGTTTGGTGGAAGTAGAGAAGCCATAATATTAGTAGAACCAAGATCTGAAGATATAGAATATTTCAACCTATATGGAACTGATTTTCTACATGAAGTTGAAATTCAATTAGATGTTAGAACCTATTTGAGTGCATATGATCATGATAAGATAGTCAGTGAGGTTGTGAGGATTATAAAGGATAATTTAAGAAGGGCTAATTATGTTGATTTGAGGGTGACTGATAGCACTCCATTAAGTCATTTATACAGAAATATGTTTAGACATGCAATAACAGTAACATACAGAAAGATGAATCCTACCTAAATATTTAAATACTTATAGAATGGTTTGAATATATGGTTCGCACAGGTGCACAAGGATATGTTCAATATGGATGGGAATCCACATTTGGTTCCGTGACTAGTACTTTTGACAAGCCATTCGGCTTACAGCAAGCAGTAGGTTCAATAACACTATCTAACTCAAGAAAGGATATTAGAAAATTAAATCAAATAGAAAGAGAAGCATTTGCTTATGGACAGCAAACTGGTTCAATATCAACCGATTTTGTTCTTTCAAATCCATGGATATTAAAAGCATTATATGGAACACCATCAACAACAGGAAGTTCAGCACCATATACACATGTATACCCACACGCATCAAACGGTCAACCAAAAACAGTACAACCATTTTCAGTAGAGGTTGGATTCGCAGGGGAGACTGAAAACATATCAAGAAAATTATTAGGATGTATTCTAACAGGATTTACAATAAATACAGCAGTTGATGACTTGGTTAATTGTACTGCTGATGTAACATTCGGTTCAGAAGGAGATGCTTCAACAACATTAGATTCAACACCAGCAGCAGATGATATTAATTTCCCATATACATTTGCACATGGTTCATTAAAATGGTATGATGGTTCATCATTATCAACAGTTGCAGAAATTCAGAATATAAGTGCATCATTCACACAGAATGCAAACTTACTTTATGCAGTAGGTTCACACAAAGCAACAGCATCATATAGGCAAGGATTTGATATTAATGGAACTTTCCAAACATCATGGAAGGATAATAATAAACTACAACAATTAATAGATCAGATAGATAAACCACCAACCTCAGAAATTCATAGTGGTTCAAGTACTGCATTAGAATTAAAATTCACAAACAGTGGATCTGGTGCAGCAGAAAAATCAATCACAATAAATCTTTATGGTGTTGCAATAGACACACATAGTGTAGATGGAATTGTTCCAGTAGAACCAGTATTTGAAACAATAAACTGGGAAGCACAGGGAGCAACAGTTACATGTGTAAACCCAACAGCCACAGCAAAGTAATCTAAAGGTTTATATTACCCAAATTTTATTGATAATTAATGACAATTCAAACCTTTGATATTGATATTAAGGGAGTAACCGAAACTATAGAATTTGAAGATGATATGCCTTTTGGTAAATTTGAACAGATTATAAAGAGATGTGCAAATGTAGAAAAGGAAGAAAAATTATTAGAGAATGTTCAACAATATAGAAAAGAGGTTATATTAAACTCTCTTGTAAAGGCACCATTTGAAATATCAGCAAAGGGTATAGAAACTGTTGGTTACAAAGTAATCACCGAGATAGGAAACAAAATTCTCGAATCCTACCCTTTAGGGGAATATTTGAACGAGATGATGAAGCCTTTCGAGACATTCCAGAACGAGAAAAACTAGTTTTAGAAATATATTATATATGTGCATCTGAGTTTGGATGGGATAAAGAAATAGTTGATAGTCAACCTGTAAAACATCTTAAGAATGTATTATTGACTATGGAACAAAGTATGAAGCAAGCACAAGGAAAAGCAACTACGCCTGTTGGGGATCAAAGAGTAAGAGTTCCAAAGAAATTCAGAAAGAAATTATTTAAATAATAGCAAATATACTGTCATATATATGGCTAAGAAGAAAGATACTGGAGATAGGTTTATTAAGGAAGCTCAGAAGCAGACAAAAATAGCAGAGAAAGGGCTCAAAAAAATAGAGAATATATCTAACAAGATAGATAAACAAGCTGTAAGAGAACTTAAAGCATTTAGAGGTCAAACAATTAAGCAAAAAAAAGATACAGCAGACCAAAAAGCTAGAGATGGAGCCGAAAAAAAATTCAAGGCACAAACTCTTGCTTCAAAAAGAGATAGTAGTTTAAAAGATATTAAATCTGAGATAAGTAAAGGATTAAAACTTCAGCAGAGAACACAAGCATGGAACAGATTAAAAAAAGGTGCTGCACCTGATACATCTGGTACTCATGGTGGAGGGAAATCTGCAATACCTATGTCTGGAACTGTAAAATTACCATCTATTTTTAAACAATTACAAAACACAATGACTTCATTTAAAACCATGGTGAAGCCTGGAGGTGGAGCTGGTGGTCAAACTGATGCAGATAATCCAGTAGCAAAGGGAATGAAGAGTATGCTGAAGTTTGCAGTTGGTGGAAGCATAGTTGGAATGATTGGAAAGAAATTATTTGATTCATCACCATTATTAAAAGCAATGATGAGTTTGTTTAACACATCTATCATGTTAATTTTCAGACCAATAGGTGATATGATTGGTGGATTTCTAAGACCTATAATGTTATTCTTTATGAAAAATATAGTAATACCATTCTATAAAGCAAATAAAGGTCTTGGTAAACTAGGAGAGAAATATGGAAAGATGGCATTAGGATTCTTTTTAAAACCAGTAGAAACAATATACTCAGCAATAATGAAATGGGCTCTTGACTCAGGATTGGCAAGAGTTCTTGGTTTTGAAGAACAGGCAAAAATGCATGCAGCATATGATCCAATAAAAGCATGGAAGGAAGAAAATAATATAAAAGATGATAATAAGGGTGGTCTTGGTGGTATTATGTCAGGAATTGCTAGTGGAGGTTCGTTTTCAGGACAGATAGTAACCGAGCACGAAAAACAACTTCAAACTCAAGAAGAAATAACTAATCTAAAAGATGATGAAATGTTATATGCTGATGATTCATTACTTGCAGCAGGTCAAACAGCAGCAGCAGCCAAAAATACAAGTGAACAGTTTGATTTGGTTTCACTGTTTGGTATAAAAACAAGTAAGGCAGCAGACAATGCATGGATGTCTATGGATGGAATATCAAAATTATTTGAGAAGAAAAAAGACCAACTTGAAAAATTATATAGAGAGAAAATTGCACAAGCTAGATTAAGAGGTGATAATGGAACTGCTAAAACCTTAAGCCGAGAGTTAAATGGTTTAAAGAATTGGATGGGTTCTACAGCAAATATGGGAACAATAACAGCAGATATGATGAGTGGTGGTGGATTACCAACAGCAATTACAGGAACAACTGTTGCAGGTGGTACTAGTATGGCAGAAATAAACAGAAAGGCAGAAATAGGTCATCAGGTAAGACTGAAGGAGAAAGAATTAACATCTCAAGGAATATCGGCTGGTTTAGTAAAAGAGAATTTTACTGAAAGAGTAGAGAAAATTTATAGTACTATGGGAGTTAATGCCAACTCTGCACGTATAGTTAATAAAATGGCTCAAGACATGGTGAAGAAGTATGGAGGACATAAGCTTAACCTTGGTACGGCAGGATGGAGTATATTAAATAAAGTACAGGAAGCAAAGAATCTAGGTACTGTAAAGTTCGGAAAAGAGGATGAATTTAGAGATGCAATGTCTACTGCTATGGCTACAGGTAGTACTTCAGGCAAGCAAACAGCAATGGACATGATTGGAATGGCAAATGGTGGAATAATTAACGAACCAATATTTGGAATAGGTGCAAGTGGTAAAAGATATTCATTTGGTGAGCAGGGTGCAGAAACAGTAACTCCTGGAGTAGGTGGTTCAAACATAATTAATATTAACGTAGGTAATGTTTCAAGAGATGCTGATTTTGAGAAACTTAAA